GTCTTGTGCGACTCCTGCCGCTTGTCGTCTATCTGCTTCACCACCACATTTGCAATGTCAAGTTTCGTCCGCGCGTCCTCAAGCATCCGCTCCATCTTCTGTAGAGCGAGTGCCAGTTCCGTTTCACGGGATTCCTTCTTGCCAATCATGTCCTGACGGAAATCGTCAGGCAACCCGTGCTTGCACACAGGGCATTCCTCGTTCTGCTCGTAGAATGTACGCTCGTCCTGAACCTTCCGCACATTCCCCTGCATCTGCTTGCGTAGCGCGGTCATCTGCGAAATGGAGTCACGCTGCTTGTCCACGGACGAAACGCTCTCCGCAAGTGCAGCAATCTCCGACTGTAGGGTAGCCTTCCGCTCAAGCAGGGTTTGCAGGGATTCCTGCTCCTCCGCAGCGGACTTCTTGTACGAGTCCAGTTGTGAGTCGGACTTCTCCTCAATCTTCTTGATCATGTCCGCCTTGTGTTCAATCTTCATCTTCACCGTGCTGATCGTGGACTCCACGGAGCGTAGTTCTTCCTTTGTGGACAGCAACCGCGACTTCAGGGCTTCGTTCATCTTGGAAAACACATCAATGTCCAACAGGTTCTCCACGATGTTGCGGCGATCCGCAGCAGGGAGGCGCATGAACGGCACATAGTTTGTGGAACCAAGAATCACCACCTGACAGAATGTCTTGTAGTTCATCTTGAGGATTTGTCCCTCAAGAATGGCTTGGTAATCCTTTGCATTCGCGGTCTGCTCAACGGTCTTCCCGTCCTTCTCAATCGTGAACACCTTCGGAGCAAGACCACGGACAACCTTGTACTTGCTGCCGTTTGAAGTGAACTCAATCTCCACCACGCAGTCCTTGCCGTTGATGGAGTTCACGATCTGCGGCAGATTGATGTTTCGGAACGGCTTGCCGTACAGCACAAAGGTGAGGGCATCCAACATGGTGGTCTTGCCCGCACCGTTCTCGCCACAGATGAGTGTGGTGGAGTGCTTGTCCAACTGCACTTCCGTGAACAGGTTTCCCGTACTCAACAGGTTCTTCCAACGGATTTTATTGAATGTAATCATGGCTTGGCAGTCTCGTTTGCAATGCACTCCGCGTACAGGTCACGCACAAGGGTCTTCAGCCGCTTCGGATCGGAAATATTCTGAAGGGCTTCAATCTCCTTGTTGATGATGGTGATGGTGTCCTCACCCAAGTCAACGAGGTCGCTGTCCCCGTTTTGGTCAGGCTGAAGGTCTTCAATGATCGTGACCCCGTGAGGAGCGGAAGCATATACCGAGTCTACGAACTTCTCAAACAGGTACGGCTTCGTCTTCTGCTCCACGATGATACGCACAAACTTGCCGCGAGTGCGCTCTTCCTCTACCGACAGAGGAACAGTCTCGCTGGCATCGGTGTCATCGTAGCGGATCTGCGTGAAGATCGTATGCGGATTCTTCACGAACTCCAACTCACGGGTTTCGGTGTCAAGAATGTGGAATCCCTTCTTGTCACCGTAGTCGTTCATGGTGATTTGGTACGGACATCCCAAGTAGTGGATGTTCTCGCGGGAGTGGCGAGTATGAAAATGTCCCGTATACACAGCGGAAAATCGCTTGAAAGGTTCGGGACTCATTCCTCCGTCAAAAGGAGTTCCGCGCAGAACCTGATAGCCGTTCAGTTCAAGATGTCCGCACAGAATGTCGGCAGGAGTTTCTGCGATGAACTTCAGGCATTCCGCCTCGTTCTCCTTGTTGATCCACGGCAGCAGCGCAATAGGCAGTCCGTCAAAATCAAGAGTGACAGGCTTTTCGTGGACGATAAACTTGTCGGAGAAAAGTTCCTGTAGAGAGTTCACCTCGCTCTTGTTCTTGAAGAATATGTCGTGGTTGCCGAGAATACAGTGCATGACCGCACCGCTTTCCTCAAGTCGCTTCACGAAACCGTTGCGAACGGCGTTCAGCGTGAGGAAGTTTACGAACTTGCGGCGGTCAAGGAAATCGCCCATGTGAATGATGGTGGTGATTCCCTCCGCTTGGATACGCGGAAAGAACACGCGATCAAAGAACCGCATGAAGTGTTCCATGAACACAGGGGAATCATTACGCGCACCGAAGTGCGTATCAGTCACGATGGCGATCTTCACTTCTTCTTGCCTTTCTTCGCGGGCTTCTTCTTTTCCTTCTTCACGACAGTCTTTGGCTTGGACTGCTTCGCGGGAGCGGCTTCTTCCGTGTCACCCGTCTTCTTCTCAAACGATTCAATATCGTTCTCTGTCAGGAATGTAGGCAGAGTTTCAAAGTTGTCGCCCACCTTCAGGAAGTTCTCGCGGAACCACTTCTTCATCTGCGAATCCACATTGCTCATCTCAATCTTCTTCAGTTTGATGTACGCCTGCTTCTTCTCCTTCTGAATGCGGCGAAGGAATGCATAATAAATGATCTGCGTGAAATACGAGAACGGGTTCTTGGACTTGGATGGATCAAAGTTGTATGCGTACAGCAGGCAGTTTTCAATGCCGTCCGAGATCATCTCGTCACGATAGGGATAGTTGATGAAGTTCGGCTTGCGGGACAGATTCTCCGCAATCTTCATAAAGCACTCACCGATGTAATGCGTCACGGGAGGGTGCCGTTCCCCTGCTTTGTCTGCTGCATTCACAAGCGTCTTCCACGCCCGCATCTCTTCAAAAAACTGTTGGTTGTCTATGTAGTGATCACTCTTCTTCTTTGCCATCTCAATCCTTTCACAGGGTCATTATCCATCACGAACGGTATTGTGTCAACCCTCTTCCTCATTTTTCGGAGGCTCAGGCTTATCCAAATAGTCTTTCAGATACGGCGACCAGTCTTCGTGGCTGTTGCCGTAGTTGGGCTTCTTCTTCAGGTCATCGGTGGGTTCCGTCCACTCGTCCTTTGAAATCTTCTCGCGCTTGTTCTTCTTCTTGGCTTTCTTCGGCTTGTTCGGAACCTCGTCCCCGTCATCGTTCATCAGGTTTTCCATGAACTCGGTATTCACGAAATCCTGAACAGAGTCCATGAGATAATCTATGAATCCGCTCTCAACCCAACTCTGCATCACTTCATTTGGAATGCTTACGGAGAACAGGATGCCATCCGATGCGCGGGGAGGGGGAAAATCGGGAATGGCTGGCAGGAATCCTGATGGCGGGAACGGTGGCTTTTCCCCACCCGTCAAGCCGCCTTCAGCCAACTGCTTGAGCATCCTTTCAAGTTCCTGATCCACCTTGTCCGAAAGTTTCTGAGCCTCTTCTTCGCTCATTTCACCAAACGGAGATTCGGTTTGCTTTGGCTGCGGTGGCACACCGCCACGGTCATCAAACTCCGTCTGCCGATCATACAGCGATATCATGTCAGGATCGGGAGGCAGTTCCACCACAACAAAGTCCAGAGGAATGTCGGCGGTGATGTCTGATGTGCTGCCAAGCCAATCCGAGAAGAATATCACATGACGCTTGGTTCCGCTGTATGGATCTGTCTGCACATTGTTCAGTATCCGCATGGGGCGGTGCAGACGGATCTTGTCCTTTGTCTTTCCCGCGACCTTTGCAATGATCTCCTCGCCGCTACGCAGTTTGAAGACTTTGAGTTCTTGCTTTTTTCTTGCTCTCATAGGTCTTCTCCTAACTGTATCTTGACGAGTTTGTGGTCAAATCCCTCTGCTTCATACAGACGCATTCTTTCGTTCATGTGCCGAAGTGTGTGGTTCTTCCATGTCTTCCAAGACAAGTCATCGCCAAGATCGTACAGTCGCGCCGTGGTCTTGTCTTGTGATACGCGCAACTGCCGCCCAATGCTCTGTAGTACGCGGATGCGGGACTTGGACGGTGACGCGAATATGATGTTGTGGAGGCGGCGAATGGAGATGCCTGTGCTGAATGTGCCGTATGAGGCAATGATGACGGCATCGGATTCGTTCTCCACGATCTTACGGATCTCCTCTCGGTCGGCGGCTTCTGTTCCACCATGCACGAAGAATACCTTACGATGCTCACCAATGCAATCCCTCACAAGACTATTTAGCACCTTTCCGTGATCTTCAACGAACTGAAATAACACAAGGGTGTTGCCCTTGAGGGACGCGCACATTTTTGCAATGAACTTGTTGCGGCGAGGTGAGCCAATGATCCACTTGATTTCGTCCTGATACTTGGCGCGTTTCACGGATTCTCGGTCTAGATCAGGATACGACAGCAGCAAGCAATCTATTTTCAAATCGCTCAATATCTGTTTTTCCATCAGGGCTTTTGTCTTCGTCACCTCGTAGGCGCGACCGAACAGCCCCTCAAGCACCAAGCGGTGGGTGTTTGTGCCGTCAAGGGTTCCCGTGGTTCCTATCCGATACGGACAGGTCTTGAGTTTGGACATGATGGCGGTGAGCGACTTGGACTTGAACAGGTGAGCCTCATCACCGATCACGGCACTGAACTGCTGAAACCACTTGTCGGTCTGCTTGTATATGCTCTGCCAAGTAGACACTACCACCCGCTTGTCCGTGTTCTTTGCTTCACCCGACATGATCTTGTGGCAGTTGCTCTTCACGCTCCACCCGTTGGCGGAAGAGTAGTCAGTGAAATCGGACAGCATCTGCTCTACGAGAGACACCGTTGGAACCACGATCAACACCTTCTTGTCCGATGGGATCTTGTCCAAATAGTAGCGCAGGAGGGTGTAGATGATTAGGCTTTTTCCACTGCCTGTGGGAGACAAGAGCAAGCACCGCTCCTGCTGCATGGCGTGGTGTACTGCATTCACTTGGTGTTCGTGTGCGTCCACTTTCTTGCCACCCACATGAACCTGTAAGAAATCCTGCATGAACTTTCTTACAGCATCGGGAGTGATGTTGATCTCGTTCTTCGCAGGGAAAGTAACGGTGTACTGTCGCTCGTCCGCGAACTTCTTGATGTAGTCCACCAAGCCAGCGTATATCAGTTGGCTATGGATGTTATAGAGTTTGATGTCACCGTTCCACAGGCGCGAACGGTATGCAGGCATGAACTTGTAGCCAGGCACCTTGAAGGTGAAGTAGTCCGACAGTTCGTGAGCGATGCCACGGTCGCAGTTCACACGAACATTCACGGAATCAACTTCGGTCACATCGAGGTCAAACATTTACTTCAAGTCCTCATCCGTGATTTCGGATCCGCCAAATCGTATACTGTATTTAGTGCCGAGAGTCCCATTCCATCCAACAACTTGTATTCTTGCATCTTCCATCATTTCCAATCCATTCCGAATAGAATCACTCCACCGTTCATCTGTGCGATCAACCAATCTAGAAAGAGTAACAACTCTCTTTATCCCAAACTCAATAATACAACGAGAGCATTCCGAACAAGCAGCCCATGTACAATACATGGTCAGTCCGTCCGTTCGCAGTCCATTTTTCAATGCTTTGAATATTACTGCTCGTTCTGCGTGTTCTGTGCAGTAGTTTTTCATTTCGGGTGTTCGCGGATAGCCAACCGAATGTAATTGTTGTGGCACATGATTCCAAGCAGACAGCAATACTCCCACAGAAGGAACAACAAGAACCGCTCCAACTTGAGTTCGCGGATCCACACTGTGTCGTGCAGCCGCAAAAGCCGTTTGCAGATACATTTTGTCAATCCACCAATTATCAGGGTCTGTCTGTAGAAAATCACTGCCCATTGGTGAATCGCCTCCACTCAATCGCATTGCGGATCTTCCAATGGCGAGTGTTCAGTTCCTTCACGACTTCCTCAAGGAGAGCGATCTTCTCTTTTTGGAAGTCGGACTTCTGCTTCAACTTGATCAGATCAGCATCAGAATCAAGGTACAGGTCAAGATCGTTCCGCAGGATCTTCAGCGCAAACGGTTCCCATCCCCGCGCAGTCAGTTCTTCCTGCGACATCTTGCCTGTGTAGTACTCCCACTTGGCACGGAGCAGCACACGGTAGTCTGTTTCCAGTTTCCGCAGTGCCAACCGCTCGTCCATGAGGAAGTTCAGGTACTTGCTGTGGAGTTGGGGAATCTTCAGCGACTCAATGTCAAGAGCCGCATCGTCCAACACCATGTCGCGCTGTAGTTCTTTGCGAATATCGTCTAGGGTCATACTTTTCTCCGTGAGCGTAGTCTACACCACGGAGAAGGGCAGTCAACCAAGAATCACAAGGTTTCAATATTGTAGTTTCGGTACGCGAATGTGGCTGTGCATTGGAATGGCTCAGGATCAATCACAGTGGAACTGAAATCTATTGAACCAAGCGTTCGCGGGAACAGCCCCTCAAAGGTGACATTTATTTTTGGATTCTTCTTGCTGTTCAGTATCACAAGGTTTGCCGTACAGGTGTGCGTGTTTGTGCCACGGAACTCCTCGTAGTCCTCCACATTGGTGGAGGAGCGCATCCAGTTGAATATCTCAAGCCAGTTTTTCATTTCTTCGTCCACGATGAATGAAATACTCAACTCGTCAAAGTCCATCTTGGACGGAGCCTTGATGGGCATGAACGGGTTGGGCATCTGCACCTCACTCATTGTGATGGTGGGCAGGGATGCGCTCTGACAGAAGTACATCGTATTGGGCAGACGCGATATGCTGAACCTGTAGTAGGTGGGCAGCATAGCGTTGATGCGCTCAGGATACCGATCCTTGATGTCCTGCGGGATGTCCGTGAATGTGAAGGTGTTTGCCATAACAGTATGTAGAAACGAAAAGGGGAGGGGTTTCCCCCTCCCCCATCGTAAGGTTTAGTACAGTCTATTACGATGCAACGCCGTGGAGGTTGTCCACACGGAAGATGCGGTAGTAGACATTGGCGCGAGCCTTCAGACCACCAAGACCCTGTGTCGAACCCTCAGCGAAGGGGTTGGCGACCATTCCGTAGCGGGTCTTGAACGCCATCTTGGGCTGGAAGGTGGACTGATCAACCGCACGCATCATCTGGAGCGGGACATAGGGGCAGTAGAACAGACCCGCGTCATACGGGCTGGTTCCCTTATATCCAACGCAGACGAAGTTGGGAGCGGTGGTGTTGGCACTGGCATCAACATATGGATCAATGTAGACCTTGATCTTACCGTTGAGGGTACCAGCAAAGGTGTTGCCAGTGTCATCAACATCAAGGCTGACATTCAGCGCGGGGCTGATGTTGAGGAAGCCACCCATTGCGAGGGCAGAAGCAACATCTGCCGAGCAGATGATGAAGTTGCCCTTGCCGCGACGGGTATCCTTGGCGATCTGATTGCACTCACGCTCAATCTGGAACATCAGACCACGGAACTTTTCCGCGCTCCAACGACCATCCGAGTCCTGAATGAGATCGTAGACACCACCATAAGCCGAGCCGCTGCTCAGACCGCCAGCAACCGTCTTGTAGTACAGATCGGTCTGCTGTGCGCCGAGTTTGGCTGTACGATAGACATTGCGGACGACCTCGCGGTTGATTTCAGCAAGGATTTCCGTGCTGAGAATGTTGGCGAGTTCGGTTTCAGCGTCAAGACCGTGAACAGCCTTCAGGTCTTGAGCGAGTTCGATGCTGTACGAGGCAGCAAGCATACGGGTTGCAGCCTGTACACCAACGCGCTCAATGCTGAATGCCATCTCGTTTGGTGCTTCGCCTTCAGCAAAGTTTGTGCGAAGAGCCGAACCAGTGGTCAGACCGCTGCCCGTGGTGGGATTGGTCGAAGTACCAGCGTAGCCGAAGAACGGATCAACGCCTGTTCCAGGACCGAAGTTGGCAATCGTTCCTGTTGCGCCGCCGCCAGCAGTGCCACCAGAGAAACCGCTCTGACTGACAGCATCAGAACCTGCAAAGTTTGCGGCTGGTTCGTTGTAGAATGCCTCGGTTCCAGTCTGATTCTGATAACGGCTACGCATTGCAAAGATCAGACCTGTCGGAGCCGACATAGCCTGAACGCCGCAGATGTCGTATGCCATCAGGTTGGGCATCGCACGGCGAACCAACTGAATGAGAATCGGATCGTAGCCCTTGATGGCACCTTCGCCACCAGAAGCAAGCGGAGACATACCAGCACCAAGAGCGTTGGTTGGCGAAGCCTCGGCAATGTACTGCTCCTTGATTGCCTTTTCCTGGTTCTCAAGAAGGGTGGCAATCGTGGCACGCTTGTGAGCGTCAACGATTGGAGCCATATCCTTGTGATCTAGAACGGGCTTCCACTTGCGGATAGCCTGCTCTGTTAGAAACTTGTTTTCCATTTCCTACTCCTTATTTGTAACAGTCTAGAGACTGAAAGAAACTAACTTGAAGATTACTCTTCTCTTTTGCTCATCGAACGCACATATGCTTCGACAAGCGGGGACGCTTCGGTGGCTTCCTCGTAGGACTCCTCAAGGGACTCCTCTTCGGTGCTTTCCTCGGCACTAGTGCCGATGGTTTCGATGTTCTCACGGAGAACACCCAACTTCTCGGCAAATTGCTCTACGGTGTCAAACTCAAGGTCTTCGGCAAGACGGCGAAGTTTCTCGCTGTCGGTGTCGGTCAGACCTTCTGCGATCTCGCGGAACACGATCTCGCACTTCAACTGCTCAACCTCTTCAGAGAGTTCAATGTTCTTCTCAACCTGGCTCTGTAGTTCGCCGTCAAGGGCTTCAGCCTGCTCAACGGTGGACTCAAAGAGGTCAAGTTTCTCCTCGGGAACCTCAATGTACGACTCGGCAAAGAGTCCACGGAGGTTCGTGATGAAGTTCTCGGTGATCTCGGTGCGGAGTCCCTGCTCAACAGCAAGGCGGTTCTCCTGCATCCACTC